ATAATAGCATAAATGATACCTTTTTCTGGTGGATAATATTCTTTCAATCCGATTTTATTGTTAATTGTTGGTGTTTTGTGAACCATTGCTCGAAGTTTTGTGGGGTGAATAAGAGTATTTGCTGAACCCAGGAACTCACACTCGTGCTCTTGTCTGAATAGATCCTCAGAGGTGTTCGCAATGGTTTCTTCTTTCCACTTTTGATCTCTTCCAGGGACCTGAGACCAATGAACATCAACTCTTTTATAGCTGTTTCTACCTTCTTCTGATTCAACCCAGATCTTGTAAAACAGTTCCATACCCTTTGGTGTAGAAGTCATCACCAGCTGTGTGGTTTCACCCGAAGAAATAGTAGGATAAACCGATGCGAAGAATTCTTCCTGAATATTTCTCTCAACGTGGGCAAACTCGTCCAAATAAACACAATTATGAACAAGTATATCGTTGGCATAAAAACTATTAGTATCATCAACGTGCAATATATCATATACATCTTCGACTAAATGTGTTTGTATTTTATTGCAAATTAAATTGCCACAACTCGTAATGATAGATTTACCCAGACAATCTTGTGCTGAAATCCACCCAAAGGTCGTCATGATTTTGTGTTCGGGAGTGCAAACAATCTGTTTCTCTCCAACAAACAACTGAATGGTTTTTTGTAATTTGGTTTTTCTTAATCCGTGAAAACGTTTAAATCCTTTTTCTGTGAGGACTTCAATCCTTTGTTCCAAGGAGCCTTGCCTTTTTTGGCCAAACTCATTTTGAGTCTTGCTTCCGGAGATCTCTTCATACCTCTGTGTTTCTCTGCAGTTTTCCTTATTTTCTCTGGATTTTGATTTATTTTCATTATATGATCTTGGCTCTTTTTTTGGCCAGTCAGAGCTTTCGAAATGTTCTCTTTGTGAGACTCTGATTTTGAAACTCCCCTTCTCCGTTCCGATAATAATGATTTCGTTTGTTGGGAAAGAGGTTTGCGTTGTTTCCCCGAAAGAGCCTTTGAAATCTTTTGTTTTGTTTTTGCAGAAAGTGTCCGCCCAGTCATTCTTTGTTTTTGTAGTTTTGATAGCTCCAAAAGTATTTGTTTTTGTGTGGCCAAATTTATTTTCAAAAACTTTCCTTGACGACCGCTCGCCATCCTCACGTAAGCATAGCACATTTTCCTTTTGTGTTCTGGATCTATTACCATTTTGGTCAAAAGTTTGTGTGCAAGAAGATGGGCTTTTATAGAAAGATTGGTCAAATTGTCTTGCTGATTCGTTCCGCCCATACATCTCGGTATGATGTGGTGTCGCTCTGTTAACTGTCCAGGATAATCTTTTTTCATCAAATTGAAATATATCTTGGTGTATTTGTTTTGTAGAAACATCTATTAAATCCTCCACTGATTCATTATTTATAATTTTAGTGTACTTAGAGGAGTTAGCTAACATATGTTCCAGTTGTTTGATTGAGCAAATCATTACTTTGCCATCAACACGAATTGTGATGTTTGCATCACCAGACACACAATTATACGTATCACCACGAGCAGCAGACGATGACGTTGAGGTAGCAACGATCTTAGAGCCGTTTTCTAGCTCAATATTACCTTTGTTCCACTCAGTGACACCCTGCTGCATCCACTGTGGAAGGTTTTCGAACATTTTCTGGATTCTATCCAAGATTTCTCGGGCTTTCTTGTCTTTGTTGGCCAGAATAGCCACGCTATAATGCTCGTTGAAAAGAACTCTCCAAAGAATAAATCCAGCAGTTGTGGTTGTTTTTCCGACCTGTCGCGGCATCTTACAGATAACGAATCGGTTATCTGAATAGGCGCTTATCATTTCTTTTTGAAAGGGATGCAGTTTAAAGTTTACAAGTCCACGATCAACATGGATAATCTTACAGTAAGTCTCAATAAAATAAATGGCATCTTCTTTACACCTGATCATTTCACGAATACGATCTGGCGTCCACTCTATGGCAATATTAGATTTCTTTAGTTTTTTATTGCCGAGGTAAGAAGTTTTCTTTACTGATTGTTCTTTAAGTACCATACTATTTCTTTTTTGATTCGGAAATAAGCTTCAGGACATCAGCACTACTCATTATAAGATTATTATTAATGGTGCTGGGTTTCTCTTCTTGTTTTCCCACTAGTTCGTTTCTAGTTCTTCTTAACTCAAGAAGATCTTTGTTTGATTCAATTTGCATTTTTAGAAGAGTTCCAAGAACTTCATAAGCTCTAGGATGTTGAGAAAGCTTGGCTACGTTGATCATCTCGGCCACAACTTCTTTGGATTCCTCAATAGTATCAATAATATTCTGTCTGGCCATCTCAAAGTCTTGTATTGCCTGATCATCGGTTTCTTCTACTTTTTGTAGAACAATAGGAGGTTTTTCTTGTTCTATTTCTTCTTCTCTTTCAATTCCAAAGATATCGTCAATAGGATTTTTCATTAGATATTCTCATCAAATTGTTGTATAAAATCATAAGGATCGTTTGGATCAACATCACCATAGGCGACTGTTTCATTAATATCCAAAGTTGCTTGACCATTAGCTGTCTGTCCAGGTTGCACTGTAATTGTTACGTTCCTATCAACATTATTTAAATTAGACAAACTACTAACTGCTGTCAACCCAACATTGGCAAATCTTATCATTTGCTTTGTTTTAATTGGGCCAAACAAATAGCCTTTCATTGAGAATGAAAGAGTCCAAACAATAGTTCTTCTTTGTTGGAAGCTGCCATCATACAGATCCTGAACAATGGTATCATAAAGTACTATTGGGATGTCATAGCTTTTTGCTATTTGCGGAAGAATGTTTGCTGTTACTGTGAACTCTGGAGTAAAATATGGAAGAATTTGCTCAACGATTCTAGTTCCATCAGCTGCATTTTTTACCATTATATGTAAAAGAAACTGAAAATCATACGGAACTGGATTATAGACATAATCAGCGTCTGTATCTGTTTTCTTTGTTATTTTCTCAACAGTATTAAGTTTTCTTTGGCCATCATATTGATAACCTAAAATCTCAAAAGACATTCTTGGAAGAGTTAATGCTACTTGGTTGGTAAATTCTGGATCTCCAGTCAATCTGGCCAGCATCTTTTCTTTTGGTGCATAAGTTAGAGGAACCTTAATGGTTTGGGCTACGCTACCATTGGCATTATTTCTTGTAATATAAATGTTGTTGAATAGCGTCCCGAATATTATGACATATTTTCTAACTAGATCATGAGACCATGTTTGACCGAACATTATATCTTCCTAAAGTGTTTGACTTCTTTTTATAAATTGGGTATAATAAGATGTCTTTATTAATGTACCATTGTATTTATATATTCTCTCTATAGAAAACTCTCTTTCCTGTCTCAGGATCTTTGTACCATTTTCTTCCTTTGGCTGCATCTGACATCTTCTTTTTACTTTCTTCGCTCATTTTGTTACCAATTTGCCAAGCACTCATTTTAGCTCTCGATTCTAAAGAATATTTCATTCCTTTAGTTCCGATTTTTCCTTCTCTTTGCAAACGTTTGGTATTTTCTGATATTTTATTTCTCGTTTCTTCTGTTCTTATATAATTTAAAGGTCTGCCTTTTAGCGTATTAGAAATCTTTTTGCGAGTCTTTTCTGAAACGATCTTTCCTTTATTTCTTGATATTCCTTTATTGGCCTTTGATATTTTTTCGCTTATTGACAATTTTTTAGTTTCGCAAGTAGTCCAATGACCATAATGATGTTGTCTTAAATTATAGTATCTTTTGCCCAAATCTTTCGGTGATATTAATTGCAACCATTTATGTTCTTCGTCGAGTAATTCATGTCTATTGGTGTTTACTGTTTTTAAAATTTTTCTTTTAAAGTCATCAGGTCTTCTTCGATATGCTTTTCTCATTCTATTAGAAGAACAGATGTAACCATCATCCTCAGTTCCCCAGTGAGAACCAATATAAAACATATTGCGCCGCTTATCAAACCAGATATACACAAATCCATATTTTTTGTTCATAATAGATCTCCTTTTAGAGTCTATTTATAAAAACGGCCGTGTCAGATATTGCCTTCGCTGAAAGGATCAACTTCAGTCCAGTCGAATACCCCATTAGCCTCCAACTGAAATTCATCAGTGTCGTCGATGAGATCTTGGGGCTCATTAGTATTTGTATATATTTGATCGATTTGGTTGAAACCAGTATTAAATACTTCACCAGAATGTTCGAACATTTCCAGAGTTAATTCATAGAATTGAATTGCACCAAACTGATAGAACACTGGAGTTTTCGAAACAAAGGTAATCTGATAGATACGATTATCGAGAGGCATATAGATCAAATCGCCTTCTCTTGGTCTTATTATACTGCTATCATAATCAGTTACTGTTTGTTCAAATGTTCTCTTCGCCACACAAACGGTCATAGTATCTCTGATTTCTAGATTAAATTTAGAAAGAAATACACCATCACCTTCATAACTGTTATATGTTCTTATGTAGATGTCCATAATAAAGTGTGTGTTGTACTGAGATAGAGAATCTTCTCCGTATATATCATCAAAATTAACTAGAGTCTTGGGAAGATAATAAATTCCGTGTGCATACATTTTAATACTTTCAACAACTAGATTCTCAACTAGCAGCTGCTCATTAGCATTAGTAAAGTTGTTGAAAAACGGATTGGGCATTTTATGCCACCATCATATCTGGCGGCAAGCTGAATGCTTCGATCATTTTGGTTTCTAGATCATTTATCTCTCTTTCGGCTTCTTCTTTAATAGTTTGGCCGTTAAATTGAACACCGCCAGGAAGAGTCATTCCTGTGAATTTACTGAGGTTACTTCCCCATTGATATTTTATTTTGGCAGTTGTGTACTCTTGCAACCAACGATCACCCCAT